GGCTAAGTCAAACACGATTTCCTGAAAATCGGCAATTGTCAGCTTGTTGATTTTACAATGCTCAAGTTCTGCAAAATGTTTGAGATACCGTTCAAGCGTTTTGTATTGCTGTGGTGTTTGCAGTGACCTCTGAACTGTTAGCCAGCGTTTTTTCCAACATCCGTATGTATCATCAGATGAGATATCTATGCCTTTGCCGAGTTTTTGTTTTAATTCGGCGGCAAGCGTTTCAACCTCTTTTCGTGATGTGCCACATACGGATTTGTACTTTCGTTTACCGTTTTCATCTCGTCCGATATAGATGTTCTTCTGATAGCGCCCGTCTTTGCGTTTTTTCATTTTATACACTCCTTTTGCTTAAAAAAGGGTGCAAAAATCCCCTGATATTCAAAACTTGAAAAATTCAGAGGAGTGTGATACAATTATTTTGCATTAAACTGCATCATCTGCACCCTGTGTAGGTGATTCCGCTCTGTTCGAGGACCAGTCGAGCAGGGCGGATTTTTTTTATTTAATTTTTATTTGCTATGAGCATTTTAACCTTTGCATTATAACTTACTTTATCGTTCTCATCGTAATGTTCACCAATTGTAAAATCGTTAATGCCAAGAATTCGCTCTTGATTTTCTTTAACAAAAGCTACATCTTCTATATGGAGATTGCCGACATCTAAACCGTTGACAAGCACCTTGATTGCAGGCTCGCCTTTATAATCGTATTCCTGTAACTGCACATTAAGCGCTTTGCCTGCTTTTTTGTCAGTTTTGAGTTGTTTAAGTAACTTCTGCCTGCCCTGAAAGGTAACACCTGCAACTTTAAAAACTTTCGTGTGCGACTTGCCCGATTCCGGTTGCATCGCAGGAGTTTTTACCTCTGATTTTGGCTTTTTAAATAATTTTGATAATAATCCCATAATAGCCTCCTCATTGACACATAATGTCAAATATTATATAATAATATTCGAGGAGTTCCAACTTCTCATAATTCCTATTCCTACCATAGCGGCAACTATGGTAGGTTTTTCTTTTTATTGATAAAATTTGCGAATTGTTCTTTCACCTGTCTTTCAAGAGGGTGCAGATAAAAGGCGTTTCTGCGTTCGAGCTCTGCCATTCGTTCAGCCCTGTAGGTTGCCGCCTCAAAGCTAATGTCACATAAATTTGCAATTGCAGCGGCATTTGTTGCGTGTAGCTCATGGAGTACGCAAGCCGGAGCCAACAAATCTCGAGCAAATACATTTGCTGAATGTTCGGCATCGTCGGTTGTTGCAAATCCGTTGCCGTTTTCCTTAAACAAGTGACCTAAAAATATATGACCGAGTTCATGCGCAATTGTAAATCTACATCGCTGAGGGGATTGCTCATCTGCATATATGATATAAAGTTTATCATTTTGCATAAGCGTTGTGCCGCTCTCATTTTCACTTAGCAGATTGACTGCCGAATTTTTTAATAAAACAATGTCGGTTTGATTAGCTATTCGGCTTACCTTAACAGGTAGGCTACCTATATTATAATCAATCAAACATTGCCAAGAGGCATTGCGTGCCTGTTTGTATTTACCATAATTCAAGTTTTACCACCTCGTAGGTATTGTAACCTATGAGGTGTTTTTTATTATGTAATGCTTATAAGTCTGTATCGTCAGGCTCAAATTTACTGAGATCAGGAAGATTAACTATTTCTATAGGCTGATTGTTGCCGTCACTTCGTGCGGCCTTCACCGTTGGTATCAATATTTCATCTTCCACACCGAGCAATCTATCGACTGCAGGTTGCATTTCGGGGTTATTTCTGTATGCGATTATAAGTTTCTTTTCTTTGTCTGATGTTTCAAAAGGTAGTTTAACCGCATTGCAATTTTGCAAATCATTTATGCTAATTCCCAAACCTGCACAAATTTTAATCACACTATCAACAGCAGCTCCACCAATAGAGCCGTTAAGCATAGATCTAAGTGTGCTGTATGGTATTTCAATTTTTTCGGCAAAGGTTTTTACACTAAATCCTTTGTCACTTATTAACTGTTTTATGTAATCTTCTCTTGTCAAGTTAATCACCCTTTACTATTACTGATTGTAACACGCTGTTTACGAAAAATCAATACTAAAATGCGAAATTTCGTAAAAATATTTTTAAAAATCCGTTGACAAGTGCGAAATACCGTGTTATATTTAATATAGAAACACGAAATATCGCATTTAGGAGGTGAAAAATCGTGTTTGACAAAATCGAAGTAATCATTTTTGAAAAGAAAATGAAAAAGAAAGAAGTTGCCGAGAAAATGGGAATTTCATACGGACAGTTCTGTGCAAAAATGCGTGGGGAATATCCATTTACGCTTGATGAAGCTCTCCGCTTAAAGTCGGTTTTACAAACTGATTTATCTATCGAAGATTTATTCGGTTCGGCGGCTTGATTTTTCTGAACACACAAAAACAGCTTAACGAAATGTTAAAAAAGGAGGACTGAAAATGCCGAGAGAAAGACCTATTGTCAATTGGGATGATGTGCCTGTGATAATTGATGTGCCGTATGTG